CCCATTATCATTAACTGTGTGAGCAATACCTGTTAAAATATATCCTAGTTTTCTACCTGCTTCACTATCACCTTCAGTTTTGTATCCTTTAGGAAGTAAATCTGGGTGGATGTTGAACATATGTCCTATAATTAGATTTGATATGCCATCTATTTCTAATGATAGTTTTGTTGGGATGATTGCTTTAAACTTGATTGGACTTTTAGATAATGCTCTGAAAACTGCTATAATATCTCTAAGAGCACCTTCGTATTTACCTACATCATTTAAATATAAATCTGCTTCATTACCACCCATTTCTCCAATAAATTCATATATTGGTGCTAAGTTAGTTAATAAATTTTCTAATTGAATACCAGTGCTATTTTGGTCTTTTGTAGTGTTCATAGCATTTGTTGTAGGTTTCAAACGATCTTTTACACCTTGGTTAAAACCAACCATAGTATCGTTTTCTAAACCTAACTGCCCACCACCTGTTTGAGCACCGATTGCTACAATAGAAGACTGTTCAGAGAATATTTGTGATTCTAATGAATAATTTCTTACAGTAGATTTTAAACCATTATACTTTCCAGTTGGTGTACCATCTTCTGAATAAAACGTAAATGTATTTTTATAAGCATCTGCTTTATTCTGTGTATCTACAAAGTTAATATCTATAATTCTAGCTATAGAATCAATTGGGTCAACATGTATGTCAAAGTTATTTACGTTTCCTGTTGCTGTAGATATATCTGTTAGCATTTTCTTTAGAAAATCATACAGATTAATGGTATTTTTACCATTTTTATCACTACTTTCTAACCCACCATCTTTACTTGATTTTAGTAAATAACGTAAATTAATGAATATATTTCCTATTTGTCCTAAACCTGCTTTACAAGCAAGATCAGCAGTACCATTAGCATCAGATACTGAGAAAGGTGGTAAACCCTCCATAAAGCCAAGATCACTAGCAGCATCGTCTTGTTTTTCCTTTAATTCTTTTAGTTTTTCCTCAGTTTTAATTTGTTTAAGTACTACTTCTTTTTTAGCATCAACTATACCTATGCTTTTTCTTTGAAAATTATCACCTAATAAACTTTTAACATCACTTTCATATAATTGATAATCTAAAAAGTCATAGATATTAAGTTCTTGAACTCTACTTTCATTTCCAAGCATAGAAACTTTATAGGTAGTTACTGGTACACCGGGTGCACCGGGTCCTGTACTAACTACAGTTGTTGTTTTTTCAACAGTTAAAGCTAATTCAAATTGTCTTTGTAATTCAGCAGCCGCTTTATCTTTAGCTATACCTGCTTTTTCACAAGCAGTCATATAATCTTTGACTTTCTGAATGACATCATCATCCTTAGAATTGTCATCAGCTACTATAATTGGTGAGATAAAATCAATAACGGATTTAGCAGCAGTTTCTGCTGGTGTAGCAGACCCGTTCCAAGTAATATTAGCATCAACTTGTTTTCCTACATCACCTGTATTTGGAGGAACTGATCCTGATTCTGACCCTGATCCCGATGGTGTACTACCTAAATCTTCAGGAAGTTTAAAAGAAGGCCAAATATCATTTTTAATTAAACATACTGATGGGTCTACAGATATTTGTAAAGGATGACATAAACATAATAAGTATGGTGCTGATGGATTTTTTAAGTTTTCAGATGATATTTGCCCACCGTTTTGATAAGGTCTATCACTTGTTGTTACTCCAATAATTGGTTTATTTCCATCTTCCGCTACAATACCTACTGTAATATGATTGTTTATTAGTTTACAGAAAGATTCTAATGAAATAAATACTTGACCATCGCCTGTGGTCATTTCTTCCATTTCCTCTGTTTCATCATGTAATTCAATATCCATAGTGAACAAATTGTATTTAACCCCAAATCTATCTTCTACGGTGAATGTTTCGTATTTGTTTTCTGATGGAACCGCTTCGTGTAATTCATATATTAGACCAGATAAGAAATTTCTTTGATAGAATTTTTCTAGATATTCTGGATCTGGAACACGCTCTGAATCTTTTATTCTTAAATAACCACTAGTTTGTAATTCAATTAGTGATAAATTAGTAGCATTATAGTTTATTTTTAATGATTCTATCATTTCACCGATAGAAATCAAAGTTGTACTACAATCATATCCCCCATCTGGTCTTGCTGCCCATTTATAATTTTTAACTATGCCTAAAAATCCACCATAGTTACCTTCAGCTTCTTCTTCTTTTTTAAATAACTGTTGGAATACATTTTGGTAATCTTTACCACTAAGATTGCTATCAAATATATCAAATGAAGGATAACCTGAGGCTAAAGTACCGTCGTTTTTAAGATAAGGATTCCATCCCCACTCCAATAATACTGAGTAGCCAGGTCTCATATAAAGTAATTCTAAATCTTCTAGTTGAGTAATATCCCAACAGTTAAAGTTTACTGTTACTTCTCTTAATGACCCATAAGCACCTTTTGATTTGATCTCAACACCTGTAATACCAGGCATTGGTCTAACGCCATATAAATGTGTTTTGCCGTTTGGTGTTTGTAAAGAATATGCATTATTAGCTCCTACACCAACACCGCTTCTTAGTTTACCATCATATAAAGCACCACCAACTAAAATATAATTTTTAGCTAATGCACCACCATCATCTTTAACATCAACAGAGGAAGACATTCTTAACCAAGCTTTCCTACCATTATAGTAGGTTAAGTCAGTTGTATTACGTCTAGCAATCGACTCTCCTCTTTTTTTGATTTGATTTTTAATGTGAGCTGGAAAAGATTCTTTGAATATAGACATAACATTATTTGTAATTTAGATCATTAAACAATTTCAAAACGGCTCCTAAATCTGTTGGGATTCGTAATTGAGTACCTGGTGTTAAGAACATAGATCCCTTGTTTATATTATTGTTTGCTGATGATATTACCCACCAGTATTCTGGATTTTTGTAATAAGCATAGGCTAATAAATCTAGTCTATCTCCTATTGTTGTAATAACATATACATCGTCCTCCGATAAAGGAATATTTGGATATTTCTTCATCTTAAGGTACTTTGTACCTGTTGCTTTTTGTATAATATCTTTTGTTGTGTATCTCATTATCTAGCATTTTCTACTCCAACTAAAAACCCTGTTCCTACTATTGGATTAGTTAAATGATTTAAAAATCCACCTTCTTTATATGTAGGTAATTCTTTTCCAAGAATTGTGAAACTAAATTGAGCATTTATATACATTGCTAATTTTTCATCTATATCCCAAGTAGAAGCATCAGGTATATCAAACGAAATTGATGTTAATATTCCTGGTTCCTTTACTAAATAGTTTCCTAATGTTATTTCTGTTATTACCCCACCCAATCTATTGTTTTTATCATACATTCCTGCACCAGCAGACTGTAATTCACTTAAAGCTCTATGTTTTTCAAGTAAATGTACTCTGTTGAAACATGGGATTTGTAAATTAAAACTTACATCTCTTTTATGTTCGGTAAAGGTATAAAAACTTTCTGACCTACCCACATATTTTACTGGGTTCCAGGTTGAGTTTGAATTGTACTTAAAACCAGACATATATGCTGAGAATAGTACAGTTCTTTCTTTTGTTGCTGAGAATGGGTTAATTGTATCAAACTTAATTTGCATTATGGCTTGATCAACTCTATGAAAATTAGGTATTTTATTAGCACCATTAAAATAAAAACCATTTCTATCAGCAGCTTTTCCTCTATTTACTGAAATATTTTCACTTTCAAATGTTTTACTAACTCCTGATATGGGATGAGATATTTCTATTTTAGGAGATGTTGTCATTTCACCCCCTTCGTAAGTTTCTTTTAATCCACCTTCCATACCATCTACATTTACAATAGATGCTTTAACTGTCTTTTTAACAGTCCCAACAACTACTTCATCTAGCTCTCTTGCTTTACCAGAGGATGAAGCAATAATAGAACCAGTTAATTGTTGTTGTGCAATCTGTTTATCAGTGCCTGTATATTCTTTTCTTGTTGGTGCATTACTACCCTTTGTTCCTGTTCCTGATACTGGGGTGACTGATAATGTTCTTGTACTATTAGTATAATCTGTAGTTTCTTCACCAGTTTTAATTACCTTAAATTTATCTGATGGTGTATCAATAATAGGATTTAATGATGGGAATTTAATTTCTTTTAAAGATCCTGTATTAATTAAACTATCTTTTGGTACTAACCAGCTTTCTGGGGTATAAGTTCCGTATATAAATCTATTTGGTTTGAACTTTCTTCCTAGTGCATTAAACTGATCATTTTCTTTAATATTAGCAAAAATTGTAGCTAATTCTGATGTAGGTTCTGCTATAGAGGCTGTAAAGTAACTACCACTACTATCTGCAAATATGCTTGGGGTTGTTAATGGACTAACTGCTAAACTACCTTGAATTGTTCTTAGTTTTGATTTAGCAAAAGACTCATTTATTTTGTTTATATCTTCAGTAAAAACGTATCTGTTAATAATAGTTCTTCCTATACCATATACTGATTTAGGACCACCATTATAACTGTCAATAGTTAATGTTTTAGTATCTAATTTATTTCTTTTAAATCGGATACGGTCAGTTGAATAACGCTCAAATTCAAAACCTTCTGTTTTAGCTCCTTGTCTTAAGCTTTGGTTTATAGCTCTAGTATCTTTTCTTCTTTGTTGATTAGCTGCTCTATTAGCTTGTCTTCCTTGTTGGTTAGCTGCTCTATTAGCTCTTCTTGCTTCTGGTAAATTAAATTGCTCTGTAATATCTCCTTCATTATCTCCTAAGTTGAATTTATTTGTTAAACCAACTAATCTATTATTACCACCACTTGGATTAATAAAGTTTCCAACAGCACCTGCCATGCTAAACATGCTACCTGCTGCAGTATTTACTTCTTTATTATTTTCAGTTACTACATTGATGTACTTAGTACTTTCATCCATTACTGGTAAAAGACCATGTCTCATTAGATGTCCACCAAATGCTGTAAGAGGTACCTGAGCAAGTGTATTAATACCTAAATTGTATAAGCGAGTTGAACCCGTATTACCTACTAATCCACTAGCACCTTTTTTAGTTTCAAGTTTTGGATTAGATAATTGTAATCCAACTTGTTTAACTATAAATAAAGGTCCTTTAGGGAAATCTTTAAGAAATTTGCCTATACGAAGTGTATCAACTGCAGAAGCGTTTAAAGCTCCAATAGCACCACCTCTGATTAAACCATCATCGAATTTAGTAAGTCTAAATCTATTGAAGGGTTTATCAACGTCTTTTAGTTCAACCTTCATGTAAGGCTGCCCACTGTTACCTCCGTTTGAGGTATCATTACCGTACTTTAAACTACGTAGTTTGGTAGCATTTAATTGCGTAATTATAGGCATCCTTGACTATTTATTAGTAACGACCATCAGTAGGACCTAAATCGCTATATTTGCGGCCTGGTTTTGATTTGTATTGTTTTGCGCGAAGGTTACGTGGTGCTTTAGGATCTAATTCATCTAATGTAGATTCTTTTTTAACATTAGAAGAACCATTAAAGTCAACTAATTTAACTTTAGGATCTGTGAAGATTGAGTACTGATTGTGTAATTTGTCAGTAGCTGTACCTGCAAAGTATCCAAACTTATTAGCTGAAAATCCGTTTGCAATTAAACCTAATTTGCTTTTGTCTTTTTGATTAATGATTGCCATTTTTATTTTAATTTAAAATTGTCTATGTATAAATATTTAATTAAGCAGTTTTGTAAGAACCATTCATGTTTTGTGTTGTACCTACTTTAACCGCATCCATCATCACTATGCCTTCTTTATTGATTAATTGGTCAATTGCTGCTTTAACTTCAGCAAGAGCTGCGACTACTGGCGATAAATCAATAGCTACACCACCTCCACCGCCTTTACCACCACCTAAATCTGTACCGGCTATTACTGTATCTTTATCATTTAAAGCTATAGCGCCTTCAGGAGCCATTAATGTTCTTTTACCATATCCTCCTCCTGGTGATACAACGTCATCTCCTTTTGTCATTAACGTAGCACCTAAAGCAACAGCACCAGCTGCGGCAGCGGCACCTAATACCCAACCTATGACTGGTATTTTTGCTGCTGATTCAAAAGCAGACATTGCTGCTCCTGCTATACTTTTCCAAGCTTCTCTAATTGTAAACATTAAACCTTGTTTTTTAAGTGCAAGAGAAACCTTTTCATAAGTAGATTGAAGGAGTAATAAACCTGCCTTTGCTCTTTCATATACAACAGCGGCGGCATCATAAGTACCCATTATTATTTTTCTAGCAAGACTTTTTTCATCTAATGTAGCAGCATATGTTTTAATACCTGCTATACCTTGTTCTGAAATTAATCCTGCTAATAATTGAGCGTTGTATATTATTTTAGCTCCTAGGCCTTGTTTGTCCATTAAGTTTTGAACTCCTTTTTCACGAGTGATAAAGGCTTCAGTACCCATTTGGGCTGCTTTTACTGCGAAACCAGCTCTATTAGTAGCTAACGCTGCTGTTGATAATATATTTGATGTTAATTGATAACCTTTAATAAGTAAATATAAACCACCAATTATTTTTAATGCTGGTATCATTTGGTTTATAAGACTTAATCCTCCTGATAGCGTATCTAGGAATGATCCTAAAGGACCAGCCATTAAGTTACCAAATAAACTTTGTAATTTTTCTACGGCAGCATTGAATTTATCTTGAACATTTTGTCTTTCAAGAGCTTGTGCTGCTTCTTCTTCACTTATTTGTTGTAATGATTTTCCAGATTTAACTGCTTCTTCTCTTTTTCTTAATTGTTCAGATAATTTATCTGATGTTGTTCCTAAAGACTGAGCATAAGCGTTTTGTGCTAATACATTCATCTTAGAGAACTTAGCAGCTGTCATGCCTTGGTTAGCTAATTCTTGAGCTACACCAGCCATATCACCTTGTAAAGCTAATGCTCTAGCTCTTTCTAGATTTAATACTTGCCCAGTTAATAATTCTGCTTTTAATTCATTCTCAATTGATGATTCGAAATTTAAAAGCGATTCAGCTTGTGATTTAGTATCTTCTAATGTAGTACCTAATGCTTTAGCTTGAACTATTGCTGAAGCTATACGTTCTGGGTTGTATCCTAAATTAGCAGCTAATTGGCCTGATACCTTAACAGCTTCTGCTAATGCTGATCTAAAATCAATACCAACTCTAAGTTGGTTTCTTGTTACAGCTAAACCTCTAACAAATGATCTATAAGTCTCTTCAGATGATTTACCTGATAATGCTGCAAATCTTTGTACTTGAGCTGCTTCATCAGCTTGTAATCCAACTTGTCTAGTTAATTTAATCTGAGTTTCAAGTTGATCAGCTGAAAATTCATAAGCAAATCCTGTTGCTTTAACTAATTCACCAAATGCTTGAGTTAGATTTTTAGTATTAACATTTAGATTAGTAGATGATCTTTCTATAGCGACCATCTTTTCTCTAAAGGCATCTGCTCTTTGAGTTCCATATCCTAATTGCTTTCCTAATTCAACTGCTTGTGCATTTGCATTTAAAGCAGCTTTAAAGAAGAAATTAGCAATTTTTAATAATATAGTAAGTTGTGTAACTGGATCTTTTAATGCTTGTCCTATTCCAGATACTGTTCCTTTTACTCCAGTCATTAAAACGTCCCATTTGGTACCTGTTTTAGCAACTTCTCTCATATCTTCTTTTAGATTCTCAAAGAACTCACTACTAATACCTAATTTACCTAAAGCACCAACTATACCATCTACTATTTTTCCAGATATACCTAAGGTTTGGTTTATCTTTTTTTCATAATCTAAGCGATCTTGAATTACTCTACCTAAAAGTACAGAATCATCTAACATTCCTTTAGTTGTTCTCTGTGCTTTTTGAATTTCTTGAAATTCTCTTCTTAGAGCAGGAAGATTAGCATTTTGTCTTAACTGAGCACTTGCAAATATATTTTGAATTTCTTTTTTGCGTTGTTCGTTAGTTTTATAAGCTTCTGCAAGATTTGTTTTCTCTATAGCTAATTTTTTCTGTAAGCTTACTATTTGATTTTTACTAAGTGTGCTAATATCATCTTGATCATATTTTAATCTAGAAGTAATATCTTGTAACTTTCTAAAAGAAGAATTAACATCTTTAGTAGCATTCTTTTGATTAAGCAGTTCTCGAACACTTGCTTTTAAAGTCTCATAAAACGAATTTACATCTGAATTCAGATTAGATTGTTCTTTTCTAAGACTTTGAAGCTCTTTACGAAATTTTTCAGCACCACCAATCAATTGTTCAAAGGCCTTAACATCAGAGATAGTTATCTCTCTTAAGTCTTTCATCAATTTGACTAGTTCCGCCGCTTCGGCCGCTGATATTGGTGTTGGATCCGCCATTACTTACATTTAATATTGCCTATATAAATATTAAAAGCGCCTATTTCTTAGGCGCTCTTGTTGAATATGTGGGCTGTGTTACGTTAGGTGCTAACGGTTTTGTTGATGTTTTTGATTTATTTTCAAGCTGTTGGTTTTGTTTTTCAACGGCTTCAGCTTCATCCTCATAAAACTTTTTCATTTTATGGAATGTAAATCTACGCAACCATATAGGCATATTATAAACCGTGTACCAGTCGTATCCACCTTTTCCGTGGAATACTATTTCATGTATTTGGTCGAATATTATAGGTCTATCTTCCTGAGTCAGGCCAAAAAAAGTTAATTCCTACTGGAATAACGATGCCCTCCTCTGCACCTTCAGGATAATAAGTCATATCAATATCTGGTTGGATTTGTGCATAGTATTCGCGTAATGCTCTTGCATCCTTTGCTGTTAATCCATTATCAACAAAATCACGAATAGCTGCTAATTCTCTTTTACCATTAATTGATGTGATTATATATTTTAAACGTGTAGTAATCTCAAATGAACCTTGTGGGTTAATTTTCTTTAATCCTTTAATTTCAGCATCGATTGCTTGCTCATCACCGTGAGTTAAAAGCTTAAATGTTACTACATTTCCTGATAGGGGCATTGTGAATGAAAATTCGTTTTTACCTTCAGTAAATAGCGATAAATCAACTTCTTTTTCTTTTAATGTAGATAAATCAACAGTTACTATTTCTTCACCACCTGTTTCGTAGTTATAGTTTTTAAATTGATATTCGGCACCATATCCTAAAATACGGGCTCCTAGCAGTATTGCGTTTTTATCGCACACTAATATATCATTAAAACTAACTGGTGTTACAATCAACGATTGCATTACTCTGTTAAGTACTGATCCGTCTTTAATATAGTTAGCATTAGTAAGAATATCTTCTTCTTTAGCCGTCATATATTTCATTTCTACTTCACCCTTAGATAGCGGTGATTCTTTAGGATACAATAAACCTTTGGATGGTAATGTAACTGTTTCTGTAGGCATTTTAAATTCGCTCATATAACATTTTTATTTGTGTATATATAAATATACGAAAAAAGAAAGCGTCTGCAAAGCAGACGCCTCTTGAGAGAGAAATATGAAGGGAATTAGAAGTTTAATACACAATAATCCATGGCAACAGTAAGAGAAATACTAACTGCAGCTTCACTTGACCAATCGTATTCACCAAAGTTTGCAGTTTTTACATATGCACCTTTGATTACCCATTCGCTAACGATGTCACCTACTGGGCCTAATACGTTTAATACTAAATCTTTTTTATAAAAATCAGAATAACCATCGCGGCCAGTTACTGATTCGTGAGCCAAACGAGCCCATTCCATTACAGCTTGAGCACCACTTGGAGTGATTGGATCATATAGTTCTAAGTTCATATCTTGCCACTTAACTTTACCCTTTACTTTACGGTAAACGTTGATGTGGTCTAATACGATTTCACCTGCGTCAAATTGTGGTGACGCTGCTTTCTTAATCAAATATGCTGGGATACCATCTACATACATGATGAAACGGTTCTGCACTTTTGGTTCAAAAGCTGTGAACATTATTTGGTTTGCATCTAATACAGCCATTTTATGTTAAATTTTGTCTATTAATAAATATTATTGTTTATAATCCTTACGCTGGGAATGTTGCTCCAGTTGGTAACACTGTGAAATCTAACACAATAAATTCAGCAGTTTTGCTAGGTTGTAAATAGATTTGACCAATTAATTGGTTTCTGTCGATTACATCTGGTGAATTGTTTGAATCATCCATTACCACTTTATAAGCGTATAAACCTTGACGTTGTACTACTGATTCTAAATAAGGGTTAGCAATACTTAAGAATCTGTTTCTTGTAGCTGCTGTATTTTGTTCAAATACTAATGAGCGACCTACTTGGCCTAAGAAACGCTTTAATGAGATTAATAAACGACGAACGTTTACTCTATCTAATGAAGTTGCTTTCTTTTGTAATGTCTTTTGACCAAATGCTACAACACCTTCTCCAGGGAATGAAGCTAATGGGTTAATGTTTGTATCATATAAAGTATCACGATCGTCTTGAGATAATCTTCTTTCAGCACGTAATACTGATCCAATTCCACCACGATTTAAACCTGCTGGTGCGAACCATTCAGCACCTACTTGGTCGTTGAATGCATATACACCACCCATTACTACAGATGGAGGACACCATACAGCCTTACCTAAGTTATTGCTGAATAATTGTACCCAAGGGTAGTAAGCGGCACCGTAGTTAGAACCTACTGCTGTTGAAGCAGTAGCAGCACCTGCTACGTTTACACCATAAGCTGTTGTATCAATGATTGCTAATGAATCACCTCTTCCTTCACAAACTGCAACTACGTCGTCAGCTAATGAACTTAAAGGACCTGTACCTAATGTAACACCAGGAACAATTAATAAATTGAAATCGTAATCGTCTTTATTTGATAATAAAGTTAAAGCAGCGCTATAATCAGCAGCCGCAAATCCTTGACAGTTTGTAGCAGCTGTATCTACTGATTCGAAGAATGTTGATACTCTGTTAGTTGCAGCAACACCACCACTAAATGAACCACTTCCAGCAGATGGTAAAGAACCACTAAGTGCTGTTTTGTAGTTACCTAAGTTATCGATTGAATCAATTTGATTATTTACTGATTTAACACGCACATATGAAGAACCACCTTGGAAATTACCTGAAGGTTCTACTAATGCTTTTGTAGAGTTGTAAACAGGTCTTGCATCACCTACTACACGAGAAATGTAGTTTGGTTGAGCTGGGTCTAATGATAAGTTTGTAAATGTTTCTAATACATTTTTGTTATTAGTATTATCATCACCACGACGAATAGATAATGTAAATGTACCTTTTGTAGTGTTTACATTACTAACTTCCCAACGTACGTTATCTTCTGAACCAGAAGCTAAAGCACCTGATGTTTCAGAACCGCTGTTATTTGCAATATCACCCCAGCTAACTGATTCTAATACGAAAGATGCTGTTGAGTTTGCAGATGCAGATACTGAAGATGATGCGTAAGTTGTGTAGTTACTAGATCCACTGATGATCTTAGTTACTAACAATGAAGTTCCACCATTATTAAAGTATTCTTTAGCAGCTAATGAAGTAAAGTATTCATATAAGTTGCTTCCGCTCTTGAATACGTCTCCAAAAACTGATAAATATTCGCTATATGATGTAACTAATGTTGGTACTAAAGGATTACCCTTTACTGTAGGTCCAACAATAGCAGCACCAGCTTCTTGAATACCTCTTTGTACTAAACTCTTATCGTTTTCGCGAGTGAAAACGCCAGGAGAGATAATTTTTTCTGCCATAGTATTTTTATGTTAAATTGATTTGAATTATTCGATAATAAATATCCGGAAAAACACGTAACCGCCTAGCTCTGTATTAGGATCTCGCCTGTTTGGGTATCTAGTACCCCTTCACCATATTTTTCGCGTATTTTTTCTAAAAATTCGTCTTGGCGACTCCCGTTGGTTTTTATGTCTGAACGTAGCCCCGTTAATTCCTGGTCTACTAGTTTTATTTGTTCTTCTAGTTGATACTTGTCATATGCTAATTGACCCATATCAAACATAATTTTTGAATATTGCTCACGTAGCAAATTCATTTCTTCTAATTCTTGATCTGTTAATTTCTTATTCATATTATTTTTCCCATTTT